AGGCACAACAGTCAGTAGGTGCGATTGCGGTGCTAACGCTACAAAGATTCTATCAGCAACTCCACATATCCTTGATGGGGCTTCTGGGGACTTTCCCGGTAGACACATGAAATGGGTACGTGAACACGAGAACGCTGGTAGTAAATAACAGGAATCCAATCGGGCAACTCCTATTTTAATTTCTCCATAACCTAGTAAGGCGGGGTAAGTTTACAATGTCAAGAGCAACATTAATTGATGAGCGTCAGGAAGAAGAAACAGAAACAATCGATCAGCTAGAACAGGATACTGTAGAGACTCCTCAAGAAGAGGAACAACCTCAAGCAGAACCTGAACTTCCAGAAAAGTACCAAGGTAAATCAGTAGAAGATCTAGTGCAAATGCACCAAGAACTTGAGAGATTTACTGGTAAGCAGAGTACGGAAGTTGGCGAGCTACGTAAGGTTGTTGATAGTTATATTGAAAACCAGACACAACTCACACAACAACAAGCACCTGAAGTACAGCAACAAGACGAAGAGGTTGACTTTTTTGTTGATCCTCAAACTGCTGTATCACGAGCAATAGATAATCATCCTAAGATTAAAGAAGCGCAAGCGTATACACAACAAGCTAAAAAGCAAACTGCGTTAGCACAACTTCAACAACAGCACCCTGACATGGAATCTGTATTACAGGACCCTAAGTTTGCTGAGTGGATCACAGGATCAAAGATTAGAACACAATTGTTTGTAAGGGCTGACCAAGAGTATGATTACGAAGCTGCACATGAATTATTTAGTAACTGGAAAGAACGGAACCAAGTAGTTCAGCAAACAGCAGAGGTTGAAAAAGCCGCTCGTAAGAATGCAGTCAAGTCAGCTAACACAGGCAACGCTCGTGGTACAGGAGAAGGAACACGCAAAAAGACTTATCGTCGTGCTGACATTATTAAACTTATGAAATCTGATCCTGACCGCTACATGGCACTACAGCCTGAAATAATGGCCGCTTATGCAGACGGGAGGGTAAAATAATCTAGGAGAATTAAAATGGCAGAAGCCACATACCCCGGAGGCAGTACCTCCATTGTAAACAAGACTAACGCGGACAAGTTTATTCCAGAAATCTGGAGTGACGAGATTATTGCCGCGTTCCAAAAGAACTTGAAGATGGCACCTCTTGTCAAGCGTCTTACTATGACAGGCAAGAAAGGTGACTTGATTCACGTACCTAAGCCTATTCGTGGCGAAGCCAATGCTAAAGCGGCTAACACTGCGGTAACCATTCAGGCTAACGTCGAAACTGAGTTGCAGATCACCATTGATCGTCACTTTGAGTACTCACGTTTTATCGAAGACATCGTAGAAGTACAGGCTCTGTCCTCTCTGCGTCAGTTCTACACTGAAGATGCTGGCTATCAGTTAGCTTTGACGGTTGACACTGATTTGATGAACGTAGCTACTGGCTTTGGTGACGGTACTCGTACTACTGCTCCTGCTAACACTGGTGCAAACTGGGTTAACAGCAACAGCTATTACTTTAACGCTGCTACAGGTCTTTCTGCTTTTGCAGTTGATACTGTAACTGACGGTGATAACTTCACTGACTTAGGCTTTCGAGAAGCTATCAAGTTGATGGACGATAACAACGTACCTATGGACAACCGATGCTTGGTGATTCCACCTGCTGCTCGTAAGTCTATCATGGGTATTGATCGTTACGTGTCTTCTGACTTTGTTGGTGGCCGTGGTGTCGAGTCTGGATTGATCGGTAACCTCTACGGTGTTGACGTGTACGTTTCTAGCAACTGTCCAGTTGTCGAAGCAGCAGGCCAGAACACTGCTTCAACTAAGGACATTCGTGGTTGCTTGTTCTTCCACAAGGACGCTATCGTTCTTGCAGAGCAAATGGCTGTACGTTCGCAGACTCAGTACAAGCAAGAGTACTTGTCTACTCTGTACACTGCGGACACTCTGTACGGTGTTCAAACTTACCGTCCAGAAGCAGGCTTCATCCTGTCACTAGTTGACGCTTAAGTTCTACGGGGGTCGCAATGGCCCCCTTTCTTTTTTGTTGTATTTTTAGGAGCAGTCTATGCCTATTTATAGAGGATCTGGTGGTTCAGGTAGTTCTAATAACAGCGCCCTTGCCAACCAAATAACTCTTGATGCAGAGGCCGCTGCTGAAAGTGCAGCTAATGCTGCCGCCAGTGCTACTTCCGCTGCTACCAGTGCAACCGATGCAGCTACCAGTGCTACCAATGCGGCTACTAGCGCAACGTCTGCGGCTACTAGTTCAGGTAGTGCTTCTACTAGCGCAACTACAGCAACTACTAAAGCTGCTGAAGCGGCTACATCAGCTACTGCGGCGGCTACGTCAGCAACTACTGCCGCTACAGAAGCAACTAACGCAGGTACGTCAGCTACTACAGCAGGCAACCAAGCTACTATAGCCACTACAAAAGCTACTGAAGCTGCGGCATCAGCTACTACAGCCACTACTAAAGCTACTGAAGCGGCTACGTCAGCTACAGCATCAGCTACTAGTGCCACTGCATCAGCCACAAGCGCCACTGCATCAGCAACCAGTGCTACAGCTTCAGCGGCTAGTGCTACTTCTGCGGCGGCTAGTGCTGCGGCTGCTGCGGCTTCTCAAGAAGCTATTGATGGTTTGTACTTAGGCGCACAGTCTAGTGACCCTACTGTTGATTTAAATGGTGATGCAGTAACAGTAGGTGATTGGTATTTTAATACTACTATTAGTAAGAGTAAGATATACAACGGATCGTCTTGGGATGTTTTAACTTCATCTGGCAGTGTAACCAGTGTTGCAGGTACAGGTACAGTTAACGGTATAACTCTTACAGGCACAGTAACAACAGCAGGTAACCTTACGCTAGGTGGTACGCTAAGTGGTATTACAGCGTCACAGCTAAGTTCACAGAACATAAGCCAGTGGACAAACGATAGTGGATACCTAACTAGTTATACAGAAGCTGATACGCTTGATTCTGTAACTGGTCGAGGAGCATCTACCACTAATAGTATAACTGTAGGCGGGTTGCACGTTAACGCAACGACTGCAATAGAAATGCCTACAGGCACTGAAGCGCAAAGACCTACTGCTGTAACGGGAATGCTACGGTTTAACACAACCTCTGCTGGCTTTGAGGGATACGATGGTTCAGCGTGGGGAGCTATTGGTGGGGGTGGTGGCGCTACAGAAGATGCGTTTTATGAAAACAGCCAAACGCTTGCTGCTGACGTTATTATTGCGGCTGGCAGAAACGCTATGACAACAGGGCCACTAACTGTAGGGTCTGGACACAGCGTTACAATAGAAAGCGGCTGTCGTGTTGTAATCATTTAAAGGATTTGAAATGTCTAAGATTGCACTAAATTCAAACGCAAGTGGCTCCGGTGTTTTCACTATTGAGTCGCCCAACTCCGATACAGATCGGACATTAAATCTGCCTGACAAAGCTGGCACGGTTCAGGTCGGTGAGGGTATTGACGATAACGCTACGTCTACTGCAATCACGATTTCTAGCGCTGAAGATGTAGGCATTGGCGCGACTCCCAATAATTACTCAGATTACGTTACGTTGACGCTGGACGGCACACAAGGTGGCGCAATAGACATTGAGAAAGACGGAACAGTACAAGCCGAGCTTTGGACATACAGAAACTCCGCTGACGTTGCTTTGGCGGCGGCTCACGCTTCAGGAAGCATCCGGCTGATGGCGGGTGGCTTTACTGAAAGAGCGCGGGTAACAAGTAATGGTATTACTTTTAACGGCGACACAGCCGCCGCTAACGCGCTAGACGATTACGAGGAAGGCTCGTTCACGCCAACATATTCACCAGCGGCAAATAGCTTTGGGTCAATTTCTTATTCAGTGCAAAGCGGTTATTACGTCAAGATAGGCAACATGGTGCATTTTAGCGCAAGGATTAGCCTGTCCGGTTTTAGCGTTGGATCGGCAGGCAGTAATTATTTGTTGGTTTCTGGCTTGCCGTATACCGCTCATAACAGTGCTTACTCTAGCGTTTATGTGGGTTATTCATATTACTTCAATACAAGATGGCCGACGGGTGGCGAATTAGGGCGGGGTACTAATTACTCTTATTTATATGCGCCTAACTCAACGTCTGATTCATCTTCAGTAATATGCTCTTACGTTGTTGGTAATGGCACTCACCTGTATGTCAGCGGATCATATTACACTTTTTAGAGATTGGGGCAGACAGTCCATAGCCAAAGGAGATAAACATGGCACTCACAGAATCAGTAGAAGTAGACAAGGTAGAAATCGTAGGCCCATTTAAGGCAGTGCAAGTACGCACGGCTACGGTTATCTACAAAGATGACGTAGAAATCTCTCGCGGGTTCCATCGTCACGTTATCAGTGCAGGCGATGACTACAGCAACGAGACAGAAGAAGTGCAGGCTATCTGTGCCGCTGTTCACACTCAGGAAGTTATCGACGCTAAGGAAGAGAATGACGCCGCTAACGCGCCGCAGGAGTAAAAATGTCTGACCTAAACGTACAAAATCTCAACAGCAAGACAGGCAACTCAGCGATCTCTATTGCTGATAACGGCACTGTCTCGCTG